CCAGATAGTCCACATAGGGCCGCAGAGGTTCTAGTTCCGCCATGCTCAGCCCGCCGGCGTAGTGGGGTAGCATCCCCTCGATGCCGGCGTGCAACATGAGGACGGTGTAGGGCCGGTCGGTGGTGGCCATCGCTGCCAGTGCGCGGACCAGTGCCGCCACAACAGGTGATGTCACGGCTGCATAGAAGCGCACCCCGATGGTTCGTGTGTGGCACAACGGACAGTCAAAGTAGCTCCCGTGAAGTTGCTCTCGCTGCCAGGGCTGGAGGACGATGTCACCATCGCGGAATTGCGGGTCCAGGAGGATCAGCAGCTCTTGCTCCACCAGATAGTCCAGCCAGGAGAAGGGATCGGAGTATCCAGGCCGGTCATGGTTCCCAGGAATGATGATCGTCGTGATTCCAGCCAGTTTCGCCCGCTGGAGGTTGGCTGTGGCCTGAAGAAGCGTGCGGGCCGTCATCGTGTTGCTATCAAAGAGGTCGCCACTGATGCGGAGGCAGCAGACCTTCCGACTGATAGCCTCGTCAATGAGCCATGAAAAGGCTCTCCCGTAGTCATTCCAGCGGTCGTTGCTCCCGTACTGGCGATATCCTAAGTGGATATCGGCAGCGTTCATCGAGTGAGGCATGGTAGGGTTCTCCTGTCATTCTGGTGGGTCGGACCTGAGCTCAATGCCGCGTATCGTGCCGCCCAGATCCATGCAGACCGAGTTGGTGTTGTCGATCGCGTCTTGGATCTCGCCGAGGAGGTTCGGGTGAACGCCGAACTCCATGGCTAAGTCTAGGGTCCCGACCAGACCAATGCTCACCGCCTCGAGTTCGTCCTTGAAAGATTTGAGTTCGTCCGTTACGGCGCTCATGGGTGGGTTCCTTTCTGGTGCCCGCTCATCGCAGCGTCAAGCCCTGTGGTTGGGCGGAGTCACGGATGCGTGAGCGGGCTGCCTCTTCGGTATAGCCTCTCTGCTCTGGTTTGTGGGGATGGGCTATTTGCTGGGGATACCCAGTCGCGGAGCTTGGCCGTCACCGCATTGGAGATCTGCGCGACCTCATAGTCGGTTGGTCCAAAAGAGGCCAGCAGTTGTCGGACCACCTCGCGGAGTTCGGCCGGCTCCATGCTGGGGGCCTTGCGCATGTCGAGTTGCTGCATAACCGCCTCCACGTACATGCGCTCCCAGCCAGTCTCGTCGATTTGGGGCCCGATGTCGTCATCCATCAAACGGAATGTCCTGCTCTAGCAACGGCGCTTGCGTAAAGGCTTCCGCTCGCTCCCCCGCCTGCCTGTCGATGTACGCCTGGATGAGACTCTTCGTCTTCTCCATGCTGGGGAACTCCTGTTCGACCTTCGTGCCCAGGGCCTCAAAGACCTCACCAGTCTGGAGCCCTATCGTTACGAGAGCCCACTCCCAGAACACGGCCCGAAGCTGACGGCCGGCGGTGTCTACGTTGTCGATCCAGTGCGTTTGGGGCCGCAGTTCCGCTAGCGGTTTCTTGTCTCCATTGTCGCCAACTGATGGGAGCTCGCGCGATTCTCCGTTGATCACCTCGCCTTGTTCAGACTTCTGTTGTGGAGTCTGAGCCTGGGCCGGCTGTTCGGAGACCTGACTCTCAGCCCACTCACTCCAAACATCGGGATGCTGTTGCTTGAGAAAGGCCACCAACCGAGACTCGCCAGCGGAGACTGCTCCGTCCCCGATCTCCTCCTCGGTGAGCATCCCGTAGAGGACCTCGGGGGTGTGAGTGCGGATGCCTTCTGTCATCGTGCGATTGTAGAGCATCCCGGCTGGGTCTGTGCTCCAGTGTGGCTTCAGTCTGCGCTGGCCCTCTTTATCCCAGAAGTAGGGGTAACCAAGCGCGTTCGCTTCGGCTCGCGTGAGCTCAACGACGACCTCTCGACCATCTTTCAGATGGAGCATCACCTTACAGTGCTCGTCGGTTTGGACCAGAATATCGTGATAGTGTCCAGCAAGCCTGAATTGGGCGACCATGAACTTGGTCTGCATCCCGACGTTGCCCTTCACATGATACAGATCCTGTACTGAGCGCAGTGGTCCGATACGCATCTCCCGTCCGGTCAGAATGAGGGCGAGGGCTTGGCCAGGGGTTTTGATGCCTTGAGGCACCATTCCAGCGTCTACAAGAGCCTTGGCCACAGACAGCATCTGGGCCATCGCCTCAGCGGACGGCACCTGGTCTTCGCGCAGTGCCAACGACTGATGGTTCATCATGTACCTCCCTCTAGTTCGTCAGAATAGGGTTCGCCTATAGGATTGTGTTCGCCCGAGAGCCGACTCAGGTCCAGTGGGCAATCGTCGCAACCCGGGCACGCGTCGATCACGGATCCCGTCTCGCCATCGGTATAGATCAGCCGACCGCCGTCTTCATCCATCACCTCCTCTACTATGATGGGGTAGCCACAGGTCCAGCAAAACCGTCTCATGGCCACGTCACCTCTCCTTCAGAGCCATATGTCCAGTGCCCATACCAACGCTTGCAGGGCCAGGAGGATAGCGATACACCGAACGCCCTGCCAGAAAGTCGGCTTTGTCATTCGCCCGCCTCCTGTTGAATAGACCGCAGGTTAGTTGCCATCTTGTCCTCCCGCTGCTTCCTCAGCGACCTTCCACCACTTGGTCTGCATACGCCCATTGTGCTTTCGACGCGCACGATCGTAGACCTCGTCGCTCTCATCGCAGAAGCTGGTGATCTCCCATCCGTTGGCAATGAATGGGGCTTCGCTGGTGCGATGGAGCGTTCCTTCTGGCTTGCCTGGGAGCTGGACCTTGCTCATGCAGGCTCCTCTTTCTCTGACTGGCGTACCCCAAGCTGATCCAGCGTGGCGTCCTCAATGAGAAGGCGGACGATCTCAGTCTCCTTCCGGCGACTCAGTGACGCCAAGTCTTCCAGCTTGCGAGCGAGGCCTTTGTTCAAACGAAGGCGGATGATCTTTCCATTCATTGTTCACCTCTGCCCACAGTATAGCACACAGGAGGGGCGGCCGTCAAGGGTTTGCGGGCCGAGTTTCGCGAATTCGTGAAAGTTGCGTGTTTCTACTTAAGTAGAAACACCTATGAACAGGTGTTCTAGTGTTAGCCGCAGACAACACGCTGGGGTCAGTGCTCGCCCAAACACTGACCCCAGACGTGCCCAGAGAAGGAGAGACTGCACCCGTGGGCGCCAACCACGGGGCAGAGGGTATTGGCTATTCGTCCTGTGATTCGTCTTTATCCCTGAACTTGTTGCGGCTCAGGGCTTTCAGTACGTCCCTTAGACCAGGCGGTATCGTTACTCCTGACGCCGCCACATTCTCGAGGATGCTCAAGCCCTCGCTGGCACAGTAGTAGGCTATCGCGCCGGGACGCACCAGATTAGACCCCGCAAACAGGTCTGCTTGGGTGGCGACGGCCACGATCACGAGAATGAGTAGCTTCCTGAGTCCCCCCACAAAGGTCTCGCGGCTGGACACATCCTTCTGGATGACCGCCCTACCTACTCCCGAGATGATGTCGAGAATGATGAGTACACAGAGTATTTGCATGGCTTGGTCCCACCCTCCGACCAGGGTCGTGAGCCCAGCTACTGCGGCGGCCAAGATTCCCTTCACAATCCCAGTCAATGTCCAGGTTTTCATTGTTGCCTCCTACATCGGCTCGTCGTCCTGGTGCTCCGCGCGAATCCTGCGCCAGTATGCAGTCTTCGCTTCACTGAGTTTCCTGCAATGTTCCTCGCTACGCTGTAGACCTATGTGCGCTTCACTCATTCGCCTGCGTGTCTCCTCAGTGGGATGTGTGCCCACCTTTGCTTCGCTGACTTTCCGTCGGTGCTCGGCACTGAATTGATAACCCTTCCGCGCTTGGCTGATTCGTTTGCGCGTTTCCTCGCTGAGACGTTTTCCATAGTTATGATGTCGTTCGCCTCTACGCGCCTTGCTCATTTTCCGCCTAGTCTCCGCGCTGTGATGTCTACCTCTGTTGGCCTCACTCAGTTTGGTACAATGTTCTTCGCTGCGATGCAGGCCCTTGTGTGCCTCACTCACCTTCTTACGTATCTCCGCTGAGAATCGCCGCCCCAAATTACTACCCGCGTTTGGCGCAATGTTATACTCAGGGTTCAGCATATCGAAGAAGTGCTGCTCACGCGGGATCAGTAGCGCGGAATCCTCGACGTATTCAAGGACGGTGAAGCCAAATGCTGACTCACCATACTTGTGCCACGCCGCCTGCAAGTGAGGGTTCTTGTGCCGCCCGTGGCGCAGAGCACTTTGATGTTGTGTGTGTCTGCGCTTGAGGTTCACGGCACTACCAATGTAGTGCTTACCATTCACCTGATTCGTGATTTGATAGACACCGCTGATTGCCATGAACTGATCCTATCGCTATCATCCTTTGCTGTCAATTCACAAAGGCTCATCATCAAGATGATGCCAGTCATGCACGTCGAGCTTGTTGATCTCGTACCGGGCCATGGCCGGATCCCAGCTCACGTAGAGATTCGGCGGCACTTCCCCTACGAACTCGCGTCCGCGTGCGATCGCATCCTTGAGCGTAGCCGGCACCGCCGTGGCAAAGAACTCTCGCACTCTGGCTCGCTCCGCGTCGCTCAGCTTGCCGGTCGAGGGCACGATGGGCGGCTGTGGGGGCTGTGGATGTTGGAGGGCCGCAACCCTCGTGTAGTCGGCTAGGCAGTTGCCCACGTAGTGACCCACGATGTCGAATCCCTTGGCTCGCCAGTCGGCAGCGGCCCCCGTCTGGAACAGCGAGGCGTAGAGCACGTCGGTATCGGGAATGACCCGCGCGTCGTAGCCAGTCAGCCAGGCGTAGTAGGCGTTCGGGTCCGGCGCGCCTCGAAAGCCGTGAACGGTGTGGCCCGTCTGCCACACAGCTCGATCCCAGCCAATCTCGGTCAGGATGATCGGCGGCAGACGCAGGTTGTGGGCCAGTATCTCTTGTCGTGCCTTCTTGTAACGCATCACCCGCCAGGGATGCCAGAGGAAGGCCATTCCGTCATCTGCTGCGACACCTTCTGGCCAGGCGTACTCGTGCTCTCCAAGAAAGTCCGCGTGCTTCAACGTTGCCCCGTAGAATTGCCAGTGCTCCAGTTTGGCCCAGCCAACCGAGAAGTTGCCGACGATGATGCGGTTTCCGTGAATGTGGTAAAGCCGTACCAACTCCGATTCGCATTCGTCTAGCCATCGCATGTCGTCGTCCGACCAGTCGATGAATTCGTTGCCGCTCTCCACCACGTCGGTCAGACTGCGCCAGTCATCATAGCCTCTCACGGTGGACTCAAAGAACTTGGCTGCTCCTGCTTTGCCTTCCATAACCCACGCACGCCATTGCGCATCCTCTACGTGCTCCCGCCGCCAGATGAAGGGCCTGGGCACGCCGCACTGGTCGTACTCAGGCAGCACCTTTTCCCTCAACCATGCCGGAGTCACATTCCCCATGCACTTGATGGCCGGGTAGAGCGCCATCCGCAGGTGCTCCGCCGCCGCGTCGCTACTCTCCTGGACGTGGGCTGCTAGTTTCGTCATCGATCCCCTCTCCCTCCTCTGGATTCCCTACAGGCAAGGTCTTCTCGACCTCCGCGAAGGCCTGACGTACTTTGTCCCTGAGTAGGGTCTTCTCGATCTCTGCGATGGCCTGTCGCACCTTAGCCCTGAAGCTACTGAGTAGCAGAAGCGTCTCGACCTGAGCATCTATGGTGCCTGGTGCTCCAAAGCTGATCTCCGTTAGGAATCGCTCAAGAGTTCTTGCCTCCTCTAGCGTCACGGCCTTGATGTCCATCACCCTCTTCTCTCTATGTCATCGAGTCGCTGCTGTAGCCCCGCAATCTCGGCCTTGAGTGCCTCGCGCAAAGACCTTTAGGCAAACGCATCACGGTCTCCCCGAATCCTCTATGCTGCTGCGGGCGTAAGTAGACACACGTCAGAGGTCGCTATCGAAAAGTCAACGAAGTGAGCACCTAATACACAGCTCGAAAAGGTAGCGAAAGTTACCTTTCCTTCAATTGTCAGGGATGTCCCTGTAGCCCCAGCTTTTTGAGAAACGGTCAATGTTCCCCCGATTCCGCTTATATTGTCAGTGCCTACCTGTTGAATGGTAGCGACAAGTGCGTTAGAGGCAAATCCAGTAACCGTAACGAAGTAGGTGCGGGAAATGGCGCACGAACTGCCGCCAGTTGTCCTACCTGTCACCGAAACAAGCAGAAAGCCGTTGCACAAACTCCTGTATATCGAGTTAGCGGGTGCGGAAGGGGCTGTGAAAACCATCAAGTCCGCCATCGTGTTATCGGCTGGCCCTTTTATTGCTACCTCGGTAACGTCATAGATTGCAGTGGTGCTCGTGATGCCACGAATACGACCAGCAAGGAAAGCATCGCCTGTCCCAGCCCCCGACGTGCCGACGTTGAGGCCTGCCCCAACTATCAATGTATCGTTCGTTCTGAGGACATCAGCAGCGCTACGGAAAAGCCCAACATCAGCACCGAACATCATGGAGGAGGCAACGCTAAGAAGACCGCCCACGCTAAAGGCATTGTCTGTCTTCAATTCACCCGGGGCGTTACGATAAAGATTGCCAGTACCGCCACCCCAATCGATTACTCCTCCAGCCTCAAGCAACAGGTCGTCCTGTAAGGCTACATCTCCCACCCCTGCTGGTACGGTCACTGTGCCGACGTTGAGGCCAGGACCCCAATAGCCTGCCTGAACACCTCCGACCAGTATCCCAATCTGGTTGTCGCCGAGTCGGAAAAATCCCGTGTCGGGATCAGCGCAGAATCGAAGTCCTGGCACCTGTTTGTTGCCGTCGGCAATGCAGAGCCCACCCGTGAGCGCCAGGAAGATCGGACATTCTATCGCCTCTAGGTGAGAGGCCCGAGCACGCAGATCCTGAATCTCTTTCCAGAGAACTTCCAGTTCGTCAGACATCACTCGTCTCCACTGTCAAAACCTCCCCACGTTGCGCGTCGACTGTGAATCGTACTCCAGTGATCTTTCTAGTTGCAGAGAGCGAGATAGACCCAGCCTCGAACAACGCAGTGACTAGATCGCCCAAGTAGTAGTGCTTGCCATAGAGACAGGCTGGCACCTGAAGCAGGTCGAACGTCAGCACTGGTCGAGCCTCGTGCTCGTCCAGCAGCGCGTCGCCTTTACTGTTCAGACCGTCCACGCTAGGCGTATTGCGAGCGTCAGTGAACAACTCGTGACGATTCCAGGTACTGTCGTCGATGGTTCCCGCGTCGATTCGCCAGACCAATACTCGACTTGTCTGCTGACCCTGACCACCAACCCAGATAGCGTTCTTTTCAGTAGAGCGATGGACAGAAAGGACGGGTCTTGCCATGTTCCCGAGCGGCAGAGAGAAGATCACTGTAGCTGATCTGTCTGTACCGAGTTGTCCGTCGTACCAGCGGAACTCGAAGGTGGCCTCCCCAGTGCCTACGACATCAAAGTCGCCACCGCCGATCCTACCGATCTCCTGCAAGACCTCCAGCACATTCTTGGAGAAGCGGGCGAGATAGACAGGGTTTCCATTCGCTCCATCTAGCTCGATACTCAAACCTGTCGTCACGCGGCCCACGCCGGCGTCAGCCCCAACTTGCTCGAGTACGAACTCCTTAGCGACCGTCTCAGCGACGTTAGCCTTAGAGGCCTCTGACGAGGCAGTAAAGTTCGCAATGATGCGTCGATTGAGAAGATCGACGTACCCGCGTCCCTGACTCTGGAATGTGAACGAGCCATCTGCGTTGATAATGTAGTCGGCGTTGCGATGGAACGCTTCGATCTCTTTCGTCCAGTTGATGCTCTGCTCGGGCCAGCGCCGCCAGAACTCGAGCTGACCGTCCAGCTCAAAGAGTGCGACCTTGACATTCTCGCCAGACATACGTAGAGAGTACAGTGCCGGAGCATTGACCCGCTTCTCCGCGCTGAATGACTCGTAGTCGTCGACGATCGCGGCCAGTGATCCGTCAGCCTGTTTGAGCCTAATCTGCCAGATTACAGGCATGGTCTACTCCGGGCCTATGGCGAGCCAGTTGATGTCAATAGTCAGCGGGTCGCCGGGATAGCTGATCTCTCGACAGTAGACAATCGTGCAGGAACTTGCGCTTGCAGTGACGCAACGTAGTCTTACAATCTGATCGAGAGGAACAGATGTTGCAAGACTGACAACGACCAGTGGACTATACGAGAAGGCGATTGGGAAGTTGAACTGAATCGTGGCTTGGGAAGTGTCGCCAAAGGCAGCAGCTTTGCAACCCACCTGCATTCTTACGGCGGTGGGGGTGTAGCTGTTCGCACCTGAGACATCCCACTCCGTCGCACTCCCCCCCTGTCTCCGCGTGAGTGCGGGCACGCGGTTGCCCACCTTGGTGTCGTCTATCGAGTCGTCTGGGTGGTCTAGTAGCGCCGCCCCCTTGTGCGTGTTCAGGGCCGTCGTTACAGCATCGACCGTGTCCTTCCGCGCGATATCGTCGGCAGCAGAAGGGGCTGCCACCGCTGCACGCCCAGACGCATCTCGATGCACCAGCTTGTTCGCAGTCGGGTCTGCCGTACTGCCATGAGTCCCTACTGTCGCGAGCGCTGCGTGCGTTGCTATATCCGTCGTAACAGTGCTCTTCAGCGCGATATCGTCAGCAGCAGAGGGGGCTACCACCTTGGCCCGACCCGCAGCATCTCGATGGACTAGCTTGTTCGCAGTTGCTGCAGTCGTACTGCCGTGGGTACCTGCCGTTGCCAGCGCCGCGTGGGCATCCACGTAGGCTTTGGTCGCCGCATCCTGCGCCGCCGCTGGGTCTGCAAATCGAGCCCTAGCGGAAGCGTCACGTATGACCACCTTGCTTGCGGTCTCTGCCGAGACTGCTCCGTGAATCCCCGTCGTTGCCGCGATGTGAGCAGCAAGGTTAGCGATCACGTCGATGTTCGGCGCCAGGTAGTGTCGATCGTCCGTGATGCTCACCACGTCACCAGTGGTGATCGTCCCGTAGGCGATACTGATGTCCCAGGTCACTCCGGAGTTGTGGACGGCATCTGGTGGTGCCGGCGCACCATCTGCGGCCTCGAGCAGCGTGATTCGCACTGTTTGAGCTACCCAGCTCGCTCGAAGGACCAATCGCCAACCAGTCGTGCCAACAACTGGGTGAGTGAGTCCCTTTGTCACAGCTGACGTATTCCAGTACGGATAGCCGTAGACTACAGCCCCGCCAGTGTCGATCTGAAGATTACGCCCCCCAATGTCTGTGACCTCGAGATCGTTCAAGAACCCAAGAGCTACACCCTCGGTGTCGGGATCGTTCAGCCACAGCATCCGGAACCACTGGGTCAGCTCGGCCATCGTGTATCCACCGGCCGCACCGTCTCCAGTACCGTCCGTTGTCCAATGCCCACTATCTTCAGCCATGTCTCCTCCTACAGCCCCACGTACCTGCAACGGTATGAAATGGCGATTTCGGTATTGGCGTTGATGCCCGTCCCAGTGACTTGAACGTCATTGATCCCACTCGCCGCCTCTGGATCGGCCGCGAGGTGCCAAGTCGCCAAGTCCGAGTCGCTAGTCAGATCGGCTATCTTGTTGGCCGCCGTATCGTCTACGACGGTCTTGTAGCCGTAGCCTAGATTGATTTCGTACCAGTGCCCGTCATCGATGGTCACACCATCGAAGTCTAGTTTCTCGTCTGTGGTGAGATTCCTGATCTCCAAGTCTGTGACTGGACCCGTGATCCTGATGACGGGATAGGTCAGGAACGTCCCTGCGTAAGTGATCGAGAGCGTCTGATCCAACGTCGCGGCGCCGACGAGCACGGGGACGGGCATAGGCACCGCGTAACCAGTACCAGCGCCACCGATCCCGAATGTCTCCACCGAGGAGGAGGTCGCTCTGAGGACCCCTTCCGGGCAGAAGAGTTCGATGACGGTCTCCTCGGAGAAGCCCAACCGATTTCCAGTGGGGAATGAAAGCCCACCCGCAAAGTGCGCGTTCATCTCTCGGTGTCTGCCGCTAGGGTATCCGAACGTGACTATGATCGGATCATTGGAGAGATTCAATGCCTTGAGGAGTTTCTCATGCCGGTCGTATAGGGTCTCGAGCGTCGTTGCAAGTGCGACGATGCCCAACAGAACCTGCCTGGGCTGGACGCGGAAGCCACGATCCGTCACACCATGCTGGTACGGGCCCTGCTCGGAGAGCCGGCGTACCGGCACCATGCCCAGCCCCTCGTGACGAACCAGTAGAAACTCCGTCCCATCATTGAGGTCATACACAGTAGAGCCGGTTCGAAAAGTCACGGTGATCTGGCTCATGCGCCGCTCCTAGCGCCCGCACCGGCAAACCGGAGGAAGCGAATGTCGGCCCGCAAGTCTGAGTCGGTGCTCGCTGGGTAGGCGTCCCGCTGGATGTAGAAGTTTTGCTCGACAGACTTGGAGAAGCTCTGGCTTGCTCCAGCTAGCGCCCCAACGGGGATGGACGTACTTTGTAGGACTCCCTGGGCAAATCCCTCCATCGCCTGCTGGGCCAATCGGGCGAACACCTTTGATGGAGAGCTGATCCCCAGCTCTTCCTCGACGACTGTGATAACTTCCTGCATGGCTCGGACCATCGCGTCCAGCACGTCGGCGGCGTTGGCCTTGATACCCAGTTCCATGCCACCCAGGATATCTTCGAGATGCAGGTCATAGTCCTCGATGAGCTTCAGCAGCTCAACCTGTTGCTGCAGGAACCCGAGTTCCATCTGCCGCTCCTGCAACGCCGCAATGCGCTCCTCATGCTGTACGACCTGGGCTGCTATCCGCTCACGCTCCTCCCAGAGTTCCAGATAGCGGGCGGCACCGGTCAGGCCCGCCTCCTCCAGAGACTCCATCTCCTCGCTGATGCTTTCAACAGCCTGGCGCAACGGGTCTAGGGTTCGAGCCTCCAGCATACTGACCGCTGCGCTGGCCAACCCGCCAAACACTCCGCCGATCGTAAAGAGTTCCTGCAACTCACCGCGAATGTCCTTAGCGCTCTCGAACATCTTGCGCATACGGGTCCCGAAGGCCGTGCTTAGCCTGGGTAGCCAGTTGTCTACCAGGTCTCGAAGGGCATCGGCGATACCTCGTAGGGCCGTCTCGAAGAGGCTGGGCGATTTGGTCTTCAGCCAGTCTGGTAGCTCGAGCTTGGCCAACCAACCTGTCAGCGACTCAATCGCCCCCACAACTTTCGTAGAGATGATCGTCCAGATGTTGCTGAAGGTATCGTAAAGGCCGCCTAGAAGGTCAGAGACGGCTTTTACCTGTATCGCCAGACGATCCCTGAAGATGTCCGCGCATGTCTTGAGGATTGGGTTGACATCATCGGTCAGCTTGCCGAAGAGCTTGTGCCAGATTGCTATTAGCACCTCGAGCTCAAACCCGACCACCTCTTTCCACAACTTTGCAAGGGCCTCGAATATCGGATAGACGTCCTCGCTGATGACCCTCCAGACCTCGGACAACGCAGGCTTGAAGGTCTCCTCCCAGAGCTTACTCTGTGTCTCGACTGCCTCAGTGACCTCTGTGTCGAGCTGCTTGACAAAGTCTCCGAAGGCGGGGATGACGCTCTCGGTCAGAAACTTCCAGACTGTCCCCAGTGCTGGCTTGAGCGTCTCTTTCCAGAGCGTCGCTGTAGCCTCGGTAGCTTCCTTGAACCTCTCCTCGAAGAGCTTGGCAAGCTCTTTGATCTTGGGAACGACTTCCTCTACAACATAGTCTCGGACGACTTGGAGTGCCGGCTGTAGCGTCTCCTCCCACCATTTGCGCACGACCTCGACCGCTTCGGGGATCTTCTCTTTGAGCCAGTTGTAAGCTGTCTCGAAGGCCGGAAAGATGTTCTCTTCGAGATAGTCCCAGACGACCTTGAGTGCAGGCTTGAACGTCTCTTCCCACCACTTGCGGGCGACCTCGACAGCCTCGGGGATTTTCTCTTTGAGCCAGTTGTAGGCCGTGCCGAAGGCTGGGAACACATTCTCTTCGAGATAGTTCCAAACCGTCTGGAGCGCTGGCTTGAGAGTCTCTTCCCACCATTGACGGGCTGTCTCGATAGCTTGCGGGATCTTCTCCTGCAGCCAGTCGTAGACCTCGCCGAACTTGGGAAGGACATTCTCGCTGATAAATCGCCACACGATCTCGAACGCCGGCAGGAGCGTGTTCTCCCAGAATCGTCGCGCCGTTTCGATCGCGGCAGGAAGCATGAATCCAAGCCATGACCACAACCTTTGCACAACGGGAAGGACCCGCTCTTCTGCGAGCTTTCTCCAGTCGGCGAGCGCGTCGATAAAGTCCCAGACCCGATCCATCACCTCTTCTGGGAGAAAGGTGTCTAGGAACTCGGCTAGGCCGACCAGAACAGACTCCAGTAGAGTCTTACCCTCGTCCCGTGCCCAGGCGAACGCACCGGCCACACCGCCGAAGGCATCCACGACGTGCGTGACCGTCTCGATGACGGGACCCTTGATGAAGTCCACCAGCTTGGGCAGCCACTCTTTCGCAAGATCGCCGACGGCCCCGATGAGCGTTTGGAGGATAGGCAGAAGGGCTAGGCCGATCTCGTCCTTGGCGTTGGCCATCATCGTCTGGAAGGCTGCCCACTGCTGGGCTGCTGAGCCCGTGACCTCTGGCATCAGCGCCGTGTTCTCGGCGAGCTTCTCCATCACGACGGCCATCATGCCAGCCTGCTGTTGGGCCTTGGTGAGGGCGGCTTCTTCGACGCCGAACATCTCGGCGGCCTTGGCGACGGCCTCGCTGAGCGATACCTGGATGCCGAGGTTGTCCAGGATCATCGGCGACATACGACCGACGCCCTTCACGAGGGAGTCGATCATGTAGCCCATGTCCTGACCTGTCGCAGCGGAGACTTTGGAGAGATACTGCATGGCTTCGGGCAGTTGGTCGGCGAAGGTCTTGCTGACGAGCTGTGCGGCAGTGTTGTAGGACGCCATCAACTCGGCGTCCTTGACCATGCCTAGAGAGCCCTCACGGAGAGCCTGCATAGTCTCGCCAGCGTCGGCGGTGATGCCGTTGAAAGCATCGCGGATACCCTCAAGCGGCATAGCGTCAAAGGCCGCCTTGACTGCGGCGGCCCCAATAGCAACGATGCCAGCCACGGCGGCCGCCCCGAGGACCTTGACGCCCTTGGCAGCGAGCCCCCCGACGCGGGATACCCAGCCGCGTGTCTCGCCCTCGCTGTCCTTCAGCCCCTTCTTGAGGAGGTCATCCTTTACGCCCAGGTGCAGCAGAGCGTCACCTATCTTCAGTGCCACTTTGCCCCCATCGTGATCATCAACTGCTCGGAGGACACTACTCGATGCCGTGTCCCAGAGAGAGTGCCCCGCAGATCTCCGTCTTCAGGCGTCAGACCCTGACCAAGCGCCCGCACGACCTCAATCGCTTGCAGTCTTGCCTCCCACCGCTTGCGACGCAAGTACGCCATTTGCAGCGAGGCGAGTAGGACGGGTTCGAGTTCATCGTCCCACACGCCCCACTCTGCTAGAGCTAGTTCGGCGGTATCCTCGGCTACTTTGAGCCAGTCAACTTGGTTACTCTGCCGAGGATCCCCCCGAAAGGGTAGGCGAGACCGAGCACCGAGCCGAAGGCGTCGAGAAGCTCACTGTCGTAAGCCTCCGTGCTCGCGACTTCCAGCTGGGGCGCGTAGTCTATGAGCAACTTGACCACGGTATCCACTGACCCGACCAGGAGTCCAGAGACAGTCTCGACTATGTTCGACAGAGCGTCGCCGTCCGTGAGACTGGTGCCTGGGAGGCCCTTCAGCAGTTTTGCCAGCTCCGCGAATGGCTCGTCCAGCTTCTTCCGCCACGTGGCGTTCGCCCGACTCCGCAGCTCCTGGATCTCGAACTCCTGGCCGTTGAGCGTTACCTTGACTTTCCTCATCAGGGTGCGTTAGCCGTGAATCTGTAGAACTGGCAGAGCTTTTCGCCAACGGCCTCATCTACCTTGGTCAGGGCCTTGATCTGAATCGGGATTCCGGAGTAGTCGTCAGTTTTCTGACTGAACTCCAGGTTGCCGTTGATCATCGCCGTGCCCTTGTGGATAAGGAACCTGATAGGCTGGTCAACCCCGGTGCTGTCGATGAACAGTCCCTCGAAGCCCCACTGCTTTTCAGCGATCGCTGCCACGCCACCCAGCCCGGTCATGTCGTAGGCTTTCTGGTTTGCCGCAGCCGGAACGTCCGTCACGGTCCGCTGATCACCGCCCGCCAACTTCAAGTATGCTGCGGTCAACTCCGCGAGAACGGTCTCGAGCGTCAACGCCTCGGCCGTGCGGACGCGCTTGATCGTGCCCAAGGCCTCCTCGACGGTCAGATTGGCCTCCGTGCTCGTGTAGGCCAGTGTGAGCGGTGCCTTCGTGAAGCCCACGCGGATCCAGTTCCCGCCCCAAGCGGCGCCGTACACCGGCTCGGTCGTGCTGGGTGGGGCATCGTCTACACCAGCAACATAGAGTGCCGCGCCCGATTTGATGATGTTTGCAACCACAGGAAGCGCCATGATAAACCTCCTATTGTCTCAGCATGACTGTAAAGTACGCCAGCACAAAGTACCAATCTGTTTCAGGTTCGGCCAGAAGCTGGCCGACGCCCTCGGTCAACCCCCAGAGAAGAGTGCCGTCGTGTCCATTATGCAGTGCGTCGTAGAGCAGCCGATACAACCCAAACGACTCGACCTCACTCGGAGAATCCAGCGCGTCGAAGCCGTAGCACTTGAATTGCACCGAGCAGACCAGGAGCGCATCCTCATAGTCAGGCCCGCCGCCGGGGCGAACCATGAACACCACGCAGTCGCCATCAGCTGGCGTGTAGCCCTTTGGAGGTTCAGACCGACCAGCGTGGAGCCGGTCGCCCACGCGAGTGGCAAACGGCTCCTGGAGGGCCAGAAACTCCTTGATTGCCACATGCGGGTCGATCATAGGTTCCGGCTCCGGCGTACCGCTGCGATCTCTCCGCCCACGCTCTGGATCCCCTTCTGCAGGCCCTTATACATGAACTGGTGCTTCATCTCCTGGTCGATCGTGTATTCAGCCGCTGCGTGAACGGCGGATGTGTGAGGGGGTATCTTCGGAACTGCGTTCACCCGCTTGCGCTCGACCATTTGACCAGTCTTCTGGCTCTTGTAGGCGCCAGATGGGTTGCCTTTGTCCTTCACGGGCCCTACGGCTGGGATGGTGTAGACGGCGTTCCGCATGAAGCCGGTGTCAACGGCCGGCGCGAAGGTTATCGCGACCTTGATCTCCCCCTCAACTTGGAAGGCCAAACGTGTGAGGAGCTCGTCGGTCGCCCCCTCTATCGTCGCTAGCAGGTCTTCCTCATACCAGTCAACCGTACCGGCCATGACTAGATCCGTATGGCCGCGATCGACACCGAAGTCGCTGTAGTGACATCGATGTGGACCACGTCGGTACTCTGGTTGTAGACGCCCGGCTGGAATGGCCCGATGAACTCCTCAGTGGCTGCGGCGATCGTCACGTCCCGATCATCGATTGCCAGGCCGTCCACGGTGTTCGGCGTGATGATTGTGAGCTTGGTCGTCCCCGCCGCCTGTGCGTTCTTGACGTGAATGAAGGTCCTGCCCTCATTGGCGAAGGCAACACCCGAGGCCTCGAAGGCTGTGTAGCCGGCCGTAAGCCCCGCTCGCACCATTGCTTGGACTGTCAGCGTTTCTCTAGCCACGATCCTTTCCTCCTATGACCCATGTCTTGGTTTCCCAGTCGGTGATAGCATCCCAGGCCAGAAAGTCCAGCGCTCCCAGGGGGCGCTCGCCATACATATGACTTGCGACAACGGATCGATCCATGTAGATTGGGAACCCAGCAGCTATTGCCTTCTGACAAAAGTACCGGTCACACCCGGTTGCTTGATGCCCTGGCTCGCACGTCCGTTGGAACCAGGGGGGTTCGATTGCCTCAAAAACATCCCGTCTGACCAGGAGACAGTGCGTTCCCACAAAAGCTCGCTCGATCAGTGCATCATCAGGACGCGGCTCGAGAACGAGAGGACTGGATGTCCACATCTCTTTGTGTGTCCCGATCCAGTGCCGTATCTCGTCGATCTCTACGCCGTATTCGTTCGGCCCCAAGTCAGGCCGAGCTTGACTAAAGGCGATCGGTATCACGGGTGGATACCGCCCAAACACCAGAGGGCTGATGATCGGCACGTCCCATGACATCAGTCGCCTCAGTGTTTCTGGATGTATGACCGCGTCTCGATCGACTTGCATCAACCACCCACAGTCGGCCAGAGCCAGCAGTCCCTGAACGAGTGCGTCCCGCGCTTCGGGGATCGGCAGAGGTCGATCCGGCGTGCCTGCACGAACTTCCACAAAGCCGTCGGGAGATCTGAGCGTCATCATGCTGTCGTGCAATGCCCACGTCGGCGGCCCAGCGACAGGGATCCCCACGACGACCTTTTGTGAGATCGGGAGCTTGTACTCGACTGGAATCCCGTCAATGCGTAGACTAAGTCGTGTCACCACTGGTTGCCATCCTCAGCGAGAGAACTAGCCCGGAGGGGCCTCGTTGCTTTGGTCCAACAATCTCGTAGACCTCCGCTGTCGCCAATGCCTCGCGGTACCGCTTGGTCACCCGTACCCGATCGTGGGTCCCGATGACTGTGTCGATAGGCAGTCTGAGCGTGGCATCGATCATTGCCAACTCTCCAGTGTCGAGCACTTCTCTTGGGCGCACATGCTGAAACCCACAGGACAGCGTAGCTATCGCCGTGTATCGAGGTCTGGGATTGCCGTAGCCGTCACTGACGGACGAATACTCCAGGATCTCGCACTCGTCCTGCATAGCACCTTCCTGCGTGGCCCGCATCCGCGAGATCTCCGTAGCCGTGAGACTCCGCATCAGAGAGCCCTCTCACGCTTTCTAGCCCAGTATCGTTTCAGACCCGCCGAGATGCTGGCTCTCTCGGCATCCGTGCGTGGTCCTCTGCTTTGATTCGTAGCCGCACGAGCTAGTTTCGCCTTGTGTTCCTCAGTGCATGGCCGGCCCTTCTTCGCCTGGCTGATCTTTCTTCGCGTCTCCTCGCTACAAGAGTGTCCCTTCTTAGCCTCACTGATCTTACGCCGACATTCATCAGTAAGATGCCGCCCTTTCAGTGCGATACGTACTTTTGGTTTAGGCATAGAATGCCGCTGACGAAAGTCTAAATCTAGCCAAAGTGCTTTCATTCGGATACTTATAGCATTACGGACTTCAGCGGCC